CCGGGGGCAGTCTTAATTCAAACCACAGGCCCTACTGATGTCAATCCCTACCCGAGGGGAGACATACTCCAAGCTAATCGAGCACATCCGCCTTGCCCAAGAGGACGCTGCCCTTATGGCCCATCTCTACCGCGATGACCATTCCGGTCTATCCCGTAAGTGGCTCCATGTCTCTGAACTCATGAAAAAGTTCCAATACATGGTCACTGATCTAGCCAAGGGCGCCCTTCAATGACCGAAGCCCAGCTAGTCGAACTCGCCATCCACCGGGTCGCAGACCGGCTTCGCTTCTCCCATTCCGAACTAGATAAGCTCGTGGGGGAGGCCCTTAAGTCCGTAGCCCAGGAACTAAACACCCTAACCAAAACAAAGGAATACCTCAATGCCAGGTAGTGTCGTTCCTTACACAATGGGTGGTTGCGTCCAGCCCAACGGCGATTGGTATGTCTACTGGGAGGACGGAACCAACCAGCCCTTAATTGCCTGGGCCTTTATGGTCGGGGGTGACGTCTGGCACGTGTGCCCGGTAACCGAGACCGTATGCATAGACCCTGACAACCCACCCCAGCCTTACACCCTTCACCGAGTGGTGAAGAAATGACCAAGGACCTGACCAAACTCACTGCCCGCCTGATCGATCGGGCCCAACGCCTACCCAAATGGGAAGTCCCCTTTCCCGAACCATCCCCGAAGCTTGAGGACAAACCCTTCATCGCCGGACCAACCCCCAAGCGAACACCCAAGGTCGACCTCGATGTACTCAAAACCCGCCGCTAACTACACCTCCAAGGCCCATACCCTTACCGAGCGCTGTGGGCTTTGCAAGCACTGGCTTGGAGGATCCTGTGCTCTCGTAGCCGGCACCATCTCCCGCTTGGGATGGTGTACTCTATTCACTAGGAGGAACCAACGTGAACCCCACAGATGAACAACTCAATGCCGTTTCCCTATTTGGGACCTGCAACCTAATGGTTGAATCCCTAGCTGGAACCGGCAAGACCTCAACCGTAGTCCTATTCGATGATAAGCGCCGGAAGGAAATGCTCTATCTCGTGTTCAACAAACGGAACAAACTTGAGGCCAGGGACAAAGTCACCTGTGATGTAGAGAACTTCAACTCCCTTGGCCTTAAGATCTGGTCCAATTCCATCCCAATCGGAGTCGTTACTAATGACAATAAAATGCATACCATCCTCCAAGAATACATCCACGACCTCACCCTCAAGTCTCCAGCCCTCTCCAAGCTCGTCCGAGAACAATACTGGGAGATCCTCAACGTCGCCGCAATGGCCAAAGCAATTGGCTACGTTCCCCCTATGTTCCAGGATCGATCTGAGTCACTTGCAACGCTATCAGAACTCGAAGCGGTCTCAGAAGAACCCCCCTCCGAACTCTGCCTCAACACCGTCGACGAGATCCTCTCAATCTCGATCCAACAATCCTACGCCGGATGTATTGATTTTAACGATCAGGTATACATGTCCGCTATGTTCGGGGGAGCATTCCCAAGATATACCTATGTTACCCTTGACGAGAGTCAAGACGCTAATGCGGTCAACTGGCGGCTCGTCGAGCGGATCGGTCCGGACTGTCTCACTTGCGTGGGAGATTCACGGCAGAGTATATATGCCTTTCGAGGTGCGAGGGTTGGTGGAATGGCCGAAGCCAAGTCCAAATATAACATGACCGAGTGTGACCTTACTATCTCCTTCCGCTGCCCTGAAGAGATCGTCAAGGCTGCTCGATGGCATGCCCCTAAGCTCCGTTGGTTCAAACCCGGAGGACACGTTGAGTCGCTCTATCAACTGGACCCTAAGAATATCCCTGAACACGCGACGTTCCTCTGTCGAAACAACGCTCCGTTGTTCAGCTTGGCCATCCACCTTCTCCAAGCAGGTCGTGGTGTCACCGTCGCGGGCTCAGACATTGGCCCAAGAATTATCGGCATTATGCGAAAGCTTGGGGATGGAGATACCCCCCGAGCTTATGTACTTGGGCTCATTGATGAATGGGCCTCTAGACACACCTCCGATACGTCTAAGGACGTTGCCAATTGCATGCGGGTATTCGCCAGATACGGATCCGATCTCGACCTTGCAATCTCTTACGCCGACACCCTCTTCAAGAAAAACGGAAAGATCTCCCTAATGACAGGCCACAAGTCCAAGGGCCTAGAGTTCGAGAACGTATTCCTGCTTGACCCTCACCTTACCCGTCAAGACGAGCAAGATATGAACCTTCGCTACGTCATGCAAACCCGATCCGAACAGAACCTATACGAGGTAAACCTGGAGGATATATGTCCTACCCAGTAAGTGCCGGAGCATATGCCGACTGCTACGACATGATGGACAAGGCCCTCGATGATGAAGTCGGGATTCGTCTGGCAGTTGAGTCAGTCTCGGCGGGTGAACAACTCCGGGCCCGATGCTACAAGGCCCGAGCTATCAACCGAGTACACAACGCCAAGATCTACCCCGACCCTGACCATCCCTTAAACGATGCCTCGGTTTACGATAGCCTAGTCTGCCGAGTCCGTATCGTCGATGACGAGGACGTATATCTCTACATCGAGAAAGTCCCGGATAACGTCAACGTCGAGAAGCTCTCCGAGATCAGGGATAAGTCCACTGCACCGCCTAAGATCCCGGTTGAATCCCTAACCAACCTTCTTCCACCTGACTCCCCGTTCTTCAGGAGGCGTGTATGACAATATGGGAACAAATGTGGCTTAGAGCAGACGAGGAAGAGATCGGTATCGCTATCAAGATGGCCATTCCCGACTTCAAGAAGGCCTTAAAGGAAATCTACAAGGCCAGAGGTTCGAACTATGGTGACTTTCGTGTCTGCCTTCCCAAGGGAACTGGTGAGATATTCCTTATACGCCAGAGCACTGAGCTTAACCTAACGGAGCTTAACAATGAGTGAGACTTCAGCAGGCCTATACCCTCACACTGCCCTCTTATCCAAGACCTCAGCCACCGAAAAGGTCAAAGAAGCCATCAAGAGACTCAATGATCTTCAAAACCGCTACTCCACCTTCCTCAACCGTGTCCGTGGCACTAATGTCACCCCGATCGAGCGCCAGTCCAATGACCAAGATGGTCTCCTTCCCCTTCTCGATACCCTCCTCCACCGCGTAGACGACCTTGAACATATCTTCGGGGAAGCAGACGGACTAGTCTAATGCCCAAGCTGATAGACGAACCCCTCTATCGAACCAGTCTCTGGCTTTACTACGAGGACTACGTCTATCTCGAAACTAAATATGGTCGAGGATGGACTGAGCAAGTCCGTGAGATCCTCCACCAGCACATCCAACGGAGGATCCGTGAACACTATCAACGACCTAATGGATAAGCTCCCCCAAAACCGGGCGCAGGAGTTGCAGTCAACTCTTCCCCCCATCCTAACCCCTGGAGACATCGATGAACTCGTCGCTATCATCCGCAAGGACCGCCAGGACTATGAAGCCGGAGGCCATCGCACAGCTAAGAAAGAAGTCACCACCATAGAGTCCACTGCCATCGCTCAAGTCCTCCAACCCATGATGAAGAAACCAGAGTCCCATGGTACATTTAAACGACGTGTCTAACGCCAACCTTGAGTTCAAGACCCCCTTCATCCCGGACACCCGTATCCAATGGGCCTGGGATTCAACCATGCTTGAGGACGCTAAGCGCTGCCCTAAGCTCTATGAATACAAGTACATCCAAGGCTGGAGGCCCAAAGGTGAGAACGCTAACCTTCGCTTTGGCGGTGAGTTCCATACCTGTGTCCAGCACTATGACATGTCACGAGCACATGGTATTCCTCATAACGACGCAGTGCATGATGTTGTCAGAGAACTGCTTCATCGGACTTGGGGATGGGAACCCGATCCGGAAACCAAGGCCGGAAAGTACAAGAACCGATCAAGCCTTATCCGAACCGTGATCAACTACCTTGACTATTACTACCCCGACCCTGCTGAGACCTACATTCTAGAGAACGGCAAGCCCGCTGTTGAACTCAGCTTTAACTACGAGCTAGACTTCGGCCCTAAGTTCTCCCGAGATACCGTAGGCCAGCGCCCTTACACTCTCTGCGGCCACCTCGATCGCATCGTGGTGTTCAACGGAGATCACTTCGGGATGGACTACAAGACCACCACCACTACCCCTTCGACCTACTACTTCGACACCTACTCTCCCCATAACCAAATGTCCCTTTATACCCTAGCCTCGAATGTGATCTTCAAGGCCCCGGTCAAGGGCATGATCATCAACGCGGTTCAGATGTTAATAGGCTCCAACCGCTTCGTCCGTGGCATCACCTTCCGTACCCAAGACCAGATAGACGAATGGTTGTATGATCTTGAACACTGGCTCTTGCAAATGGAAGGCTATGCCCTTCATCAGTACTGGCCACGCAATGACACGGCCTGTGACAAGTACGGCGGCTGTCCCTTCCGCACCGTATGCTCTAAGTCCCCGGCCGTGAGAGAGATCTACCTCAAAGCTGACTTCACTCAGGAGGAACCTTGGAACCCACTCACACCGAGAACATCGTCTACGTTATCCACACTCGTGTCAAACGGATCCACCGACTAGACCAAGGTTGGTGGGTCCACTTCGAAGGTTCCCGAGAATCCCTCTACCTCGGAACCGATCCACCCTCCTTCGACTCAGGAGACCCCGTTACCATAAGGATTCAGAAAGATGCCGAGCCTGAGAGACCACCAATCCAACCAATTCGTGAAGTGCCTACTGATCGGGGATCCCAAAGCAGGCAAGACTAGTTCCCTTGTCAGCCTCGTCGAAGCCGGATACAAACTCCGTATCCTTGACCTAGACAACCTTCTTGACATCCTCAAGTTCCTGATCCTTGAGCGGTGCCCCGACAAGATCGACAACGTAGAGTTCCGGACGATACAGGATAAGATGAAGATGACCAACGCTGGTCCGGTACTCGATGGTCCGCCTAGGGCCTTCGTTGAAACCGTCAAGATGCTTGATAACTGGAAGTACGACGACGTTGATCTAGGCAAGCCCTATGAATGGGGACCGGATTACATCCTGGTCCTCGATGGCCTATCTCGCCTGTGTGACTACGCCTATGACTGGGCTGAGCCTCTTACTCCACGCGGCAAGTCCGGAGACATCGACAGTCGGGTAACCTACGGCACTGCACAAGATGT